CGGCGAGGCAGGCGAGGATGAGCATGAATAGATCGTGAAAGAATCCCATTGTGTGCCTTTCGTGGGTGATGCCCGGCACCGTTTTAGTGCCGGGCATCGGGTGGGTGGTTATCGTGCGTCGCAAGCGTCGCAGGTGCAGAGAACTTCGTCCTCGAGGATGAAGTCGGACTTGAGGAACGTGGCCTCGTCGTCGGTGATGTTGCCGCGTGTGGCGAGGTGGTCAATCAGGTGGTCGTAGCTCCGGACGAATGTTGATCCGACGTAGACGTGCATGATGTAGGCAGCAGATTCTTGCGAGAGTGCAACCGTGGTTTCGTCGATGTTGTTGGTGGCGAGGTTGAGTGCGAACATGGCCCGCTTTTCGTCTGCGCCGCCCTCGGTGACGAGCTGGTGGAGTTCGTTGGCGAACTGGCCGTCAACTTCTGCGATGTAGGTGGTGTTGGTGTTCATGGTGTTCCTTTGGCTAGGTGGGGTTGCCCCCTTGGATGTATTGACTATAACACTATCCGCAACACTATCCGCTACTAATTTAGGTAACAGAATGATAACGAAAAACAGGGGCGACCAACCCCTAATGTTGGCCGCCCCACCCGAATAGGGAGAAAGGATAAGAACCTATTCGGGGACAGCCTCGGGCATCACTTCAAGTCGCGGCGTTTTTACTGCCGGGCCTTTCGGTTTACGACCAGCAGGCTTAGCCTCGCTAGCCGGTTGTGGGTCGCGGGCCAACACTTTCTCAGGATCGACACACTTGCCGTCTTTGTTGCGAATAGCAAAGTGCAGGTGCGGTCCGGTGCTGGTTGTGCCGGTGTCGCCCGACAGGGCAATCAGCGCACCCTGACGAACCCGTTTGCCTTGTGCGACTTTGATGCGTGACAGGTGCAGGTAGTACGACTTTTTGCCGTCGCGGTGGCGGATGGTAATCATTTTTCCGCTTGGCGTGTTGGACAGGTAAGAGACGGCGATGACGACACCGTCGGCGGTGGCAAACACTTCGTCACCTGTCTTGCAGGCGTAGTCGACTCCGGGCAGTTTCGAGTGACGTTTGACGTGTGCGTCAAAGTCATCACGGATGACGCGCGTTTTGCATGGGCGTTTGTAATCGAGTGGCATGGTTATCCTCCTGTGATCGAGATTATTAGTGATACCAGTACCGAGGCGATACCGGACAGACCTGCAAATCCCCAGACTTTCATCTCAAGATTGCGGATGCGCAGTTCGTGGTCGTCGAGCTGTTTCGGGTGGTCGCCCATTCGCAGCTCGAGGTCGAGCAGTTTCTCGTAGATCCGTTCTAGCGTGACGACCACACCATCAGATGTCATCGTCGTCGTGAATGCTGGTGTTGGCGGCCGGCATGATGTTGAGTACGGCGGTGGCAAGACCGAGCCAGAGTGCGAGTTCGTTGGTGGTGAGCAAACCGTACCCGGTGGCGATGGTGCCAACAGCGATGAGGATGCGGTAGATGTATGCGCGTGTTGTTTGGTTCATTGTTATACCTTTTCGAGATAGTAATCGATCATGTACCGGTTGGTACTGATGTTGCCGTCGATGCCGACGATTCGGTGTGTAGTTGTGGTGCCGTCAAAAGTTATGTCTGTGGTGTCGCCGACGGTGAGGGCTGCAACGGCGGTCAAGTCCTCTTGTGCGTTCCATCGGATTCGGGTGATTCGGTTGCTGGTGTTGGCGTACCGGGTCAAGTATGTGCTGGCGGTGTTGTCTAGGTTGTTGGTGACTTTGAATGTGGGAGATAGTCCAAGTTCGCCAGTCCACAAATACTCAAACGATGTGTCGCTGGGGTCGTCACCGTCGAAGTATGTGACGGGTGTTGCTGATGCGGATTTGCGCATGAGTGCCCCGTCGAGCCAAAGTTGGTCGCCTGCAGCGTAAGAACCGCTAGCACGGTCGAACTCAAGTCCAACAATGGCGCGTTCCGCGTTTGCTGGTGCTGTACCCGTCACGCCTACCACATACCATTCATGACGGTTCGTCACGTTGGTACGGGTGCCTTGTGAAGTCGAAATCACGCCACCAGCATCGTTCTGCCATTCGATGAACGCGCGAACCCGAATGTTTGCATAAGTTGCGTGTCGGGCACCTGCGGCCTGAAACATATAATCAGTTCCGGCAACAATGGGGATGCCGTCTTTTTCTGAACCTGAGTAGCGAAAACTTGGTGTGCTTGCGGTTGCTGACAAACGGTAACGGATAGCCCATTCTCCGTGGTAAGGGGTAAACGGAATACTGTTATCTGCCGGTTGACGGCGGGCCATACGGTTCGCACCAGTATCCCAACCCTCATCCCCATACTCCATTGACGGATTGCCCACCAAGTTTAGATCCTGAACGATGCCGGCCAAGTTGGTGTCAAATTGTGATGCCCGGTTGCCGTAGGTGCCAATCGATGTTGCATCCTCTTGTTCCCAGGTCGATTCGTAAGGTACGGAGACAACTTCAACATTGTTGACCACGTTGTAGTTCGGAATGTTCGCACCACCAATTTGCGATATTTCTTTGCCGATACTGGTTATGCCAGTTATCACGGCAGAATTGTTGACGATAATCGTGTTGGCCACATTCTGCGACGACGACTCGAAATCAATCTCGGTATAGTGCAGTTGCCCGGACGTGCCCACCGCATCCGTAAACGTCTTACCCGACGAGGGTGCAGTTGACAACGGGCGAATCGTCACCAAACCAGTACGGCCCGAAGTCTTATCAGTCGGCAACACGTTGTTCGCATACCAATAAAGGTTTTGTGTTCGGGCAGCCAAATCAAGATGGTCAGAGAATGTTCCCACCATCTTGGTGTCACCAATGATCGACGTGGCAGATGTTGCGTCGAACGCGACGAGCTGTGTGGCGTTCGTTGCGTCGATGACGTTGTTTAGTGCCCGTGCCCTCGACTGGTAAGGGTATTCGGTTTGCACCGCGAACGTGGTTGCCGCCAACCCACCAACACCAACAGCCTCAAACTGCGAAACATAACCGACCCAGTCCAAACAGTTGATTGTCGTCAACACGACCGGGGTTGTGTACGACACCGAATCATCAAACACAATCCGTTGCGACACATCCTGCACATACCCAACCCACGCATACTCAGACGTACCTGTGCGTTTCAACCGCACCAAATCACCCACAAGCGGCGGAGTCGCCAAATCCTTGAACGTGGCGTTGAGCGTACCCACATCGGTTTGCGTCTGCCCCGGCAAACCAACCCGACCACCCGACGCATAATTGACACCCTGAACAAGCGCAGCACTACGATCCACCCAAGTGAACGGGGTTGACCATGCGGCGGTCTCAAGTGTCATCTGCCCATAGATGGGCTTTTCAATGATTGGCATTATCGGACTCCGTTTGCCCGGCTGTAATCTGCCAGCACACGCGCTACTTCACGCCCGGCACTAACCGAATCAACCGGGGCATTGAAGTTCACCGTAACGGCCGCTTTGGAAGCAATCCTTGCTGACGGCCCAGTTGGTCCTGTCGGGGTCGTGCGACCCATGTTGTCCGTGCCACCCTGACGACCAATATCAACCAACGGTTTATCCTGCTGAATACCCCAAAACTTATTCCACTCATCAATAAGTGCCTGAATGCCCTTTACGGTGTTCGCAACGGTGTCGATAACAAACAAGAAAGCTTCACCGAAAGATTTGACCGCACCCTGACCCTCCGGCGAAACCAGCCACTTACCGAAATCCTCAAAGCCCTGCACCATGTCGTCTAGTGCTTTCTGAAAGCCCGGAGAATCAACGATGTTGATCAACGCCTCAGCCAACACCTCGGCAATCGGCAAAAACTTCTCACCCAAGTTCGCAGACAGATTCTCAAACTTCGCCGCCAACACCTGCTGACGGTTAGCCAAAGTATCCGACTCACGCGCAAACTGACCCGACGCATCCGCACCCTGCTTCAACAGCAACGCCTGCGTGGCCAACACTTTCTCACGCTTAGTCAGTTCCGCTGTGGACTCTTTCTGAGTCATCAATAACGCTTGCTCGATGATCTGTGCCTGTGACAGCGCAATACCAAACCGGCGGATAGGTTCAAACTCGCCACGCAACGCCGCGTTCATCGCGTTCGCGGCCTCCTCGACGGTGCCACCGAATGTTGCGGCAAGGTCGGCGGCCAGCGTCACCAGAATGTCAGTCTGAGTTGCCAACTCTTTCATCGGAATGCCGGCATTTTTGAGCAGAGTACCGGTCAGCACACCAACCCGTTGATACTGCTCCATTGACAGACCAACCTTGGTGGCAGCCATTTCTGACTGTGCAACCATCTGCCCGGCAAACTCTTTGTAAACCGACTCAACACCACCGAGCGACTGCTCAAGATTCGACGCATCCTTGATTGCCTCAACCGAGAACCGGGCAAACCCAGCCAACATCGCCATAGTCGCACCAGCAACAACCCCACCGATACGACGAGCAACACTCCCAAACCGTGTCAACCTGCTTGAAGCGTTGTTCATGCCCTGCGTAAACTTCGTCGTCGACGCAACCAGCGTCACGATCATGTTAGGAACAGCCATGTTACTTCCTCTTGTTTACCAGTTTTGAAATTGCTTCGGCCTCACGGAACGTCAGCGACCTGTATTCGGTAACGCTAAGACCAACAACGACAACGAACGCCGCCATCATGTTAGCCCTATCGTCTTTCAGCCTTTTTTTTGTTTATCGTCATCCCCACCCATGATGGTCATCAACTCAGACGCTTTGAGCTTCTTTGCGTCCTCGATGGTGAACTTCGGGTTTTCACGACGTTTCACAATCCATGCCAGGGCGGTGCGCAGCTTGTGCGTGCCAACCTTGTCCATCTCACCAATCATTTGGATCGGCAGTCCGGCGTAATCCTCAATCTCCTCGATTTCTCCGAGAGTAATGTCCTCAAAGTCCATTTGTTCTAAACCCTTTCTTTCTTATCCATTCGGCCAGACGGCCCTCTAACATCTTTACCATTACTGGTTTCATTCTCTCACGGGCTTGAACCATATAGGGGTTGCCCGTTCCACGTCGAGTCTCTTTCCAAACTCGTGTGGCATAACCGCGTCGTGAAGTGTTTGACAGCGCAGGCTTACCAGCGACCGTATACTGCCCAAATGAGACCCTGCGAGCGTATTGCACCCGTGAGGGTGAACCAGCGGTCACAACGCCGCCATACGCCTGTTTAGAGACCTTTACGGTGCCACCCAGCAAACCCCGGATTCCACCAGCTTTCATCGTCTTGGTGTACTTCTTTGAAGCCCACCCTTTGATTGAACTAGCCAGCTCACCTGTGGTACTTGGTGCAGTACGAGTAGCCTGCCGGGCAACAACAATCGCCGCGTCCTTGATGTACTTCTGAAACTCGTTACGATCCATACCCATCGCAACCATTTTCTTACGAGTCTCGTTGAGACCCTTGACATAGGTGCGGCCCTTGCTGTCCTGTAACAGGTAAATACCGTCACGAGAACCAGCAAGGACCGTACCAGACATCAGATTAGACGCGAGTCCAGTTGCTGGCCGACGTGTCGACCGTCAACGAACCGATGATGTCGAAACGGATTGAGTCAGACGCGAAAGTGCCGTCAACCGATGCCGCACCACCAAGACCGGGGGCCATGATGCGTGGCAAACGCAAAACGCCGGTGTAGCCGGGCTTTTCTGCGGTGTTGGCGTTTCCGGCAGCAGTACCGGTACCCCAAGGCGAGTAACGGAACTCAGTTTCCTTGCCCGGGTTAGCGTACAGGTAACGCCACAGCGAGCTCGCCTCAGTCGACTGGATGATTTCGCCTTCAAAGTAGAGGTCGACCGCACCACCCACAGTTGCGTCGTAGAACGTCGTCTGGTCGTTGGATGCATCCTCAGACGCAACCTTGAACGAGATGAAATCCCACGAATAGTCTTTGTAAGCAGGTACAGCAGTTGTGCCCGTGTTGATTTGAACAAGAATGTTGTTCGCTTTCAAACGGGTTGATGAAGTTGTGGGAAGTGCCACGGTAATCTCCTAGAGTTTGATGTTTTGGTAAACGGTCATTGCAACGGACAGAAACTCGGTGTTCTGCACGGACAGATAAGTTGGTGCCCCAACCGATCCACAGTAGAACCCGGGCGCAACCGTGACCGCCGCGATAGCGTCGTCGACCATTTGGTCGAGTTCGTCTGTCACTTTGGCGTTGGATGCGGTCTGGGTAATCAGCGTCACGTCGAAACCGATACGGAACGACGCAAACGTGTCCCCAGATTGCACCCAATCCCCGGCAGGGGTAATGATTGCCATTGGGGGCGTAATCCGGTCAGGCACAAACGCTTTCACCGTAAACCCTGCATTAGTAAACAGGGTTTCAAGTGCTGCGCGGCAACCAACAATCATGCGACACCAAGACCCACCCAGGGCAACAGGATGGGGTAGGCCGCAATCATCGGATCACGGGCCACACGAATTGCCGAACCGCCGTCAAGCGTTGCAAACTGTGCGACACCGTTCGGGGCACTACGACGGTGAAACAGTTCTGAACCGCACTCAATTTTGGCACGGTGCAGAACGTCGGCGTTTACCGTCGCAGTACCCACGAACTTGGCGACCAGAGCCGTGGCTTCATCCCAGCAGTCTGACACAAACGCATCATCAGGATGCGTCGAACCGACGTAGTCCTTCAACGATTGGTAAGCAGGTACTGGTTCAGCCATGGTTAGTCCTTGGTGTCAATCAGCCCGAATTACGGGGTCTGGTCGATGGGGATGATGAACGCGGGGTAGTCGTCGCTGGTCGCCGTGTAGGTCGACAGCGAGAATGCCTCGGACAGGTTGACTGCGTTCTCCTGCGACATCCGAAGTGCGCCGGACGTGTACTGGCGGAGAGCCAGCGACGACACGAATGCACATTCGTCCTTGTTGGTGTGGTCAAGGCCTGCGTCCACGATGATGGGGATGCCTGCGATGGATCCACGGAGTCCGGCGACGTTTGCCGAGCCGACCATTCCGAGGTTTTCACCCGAGAACGAGATGACCGGGGTTCCGTCAAGAGCCAGCAGGTCCTTGAACGTGGCCTTGTCGACAATCAGCGCGTCAATCTGCACACCGTTGGGCGTGAAGTAGTTTGCCGATGCGTCAGCAAGTCCGCCGACCCAACCTTCGTAGTCAGTCGATGCGAGCGTGACCTTGTTGCCTGCGGTGACCTGTGCGGCGCAAACTGCGGCGTACTTGGTGCGCAACTGGGTGGCGAGAGCCTTACCGAGTGCAAGTGCCTGACCACGGAGAACCGAGTCGAGGTAAGGAACCGATGAACGGTCGATAACCTGACGCGACAGTTCCGCGTAGTTTCCGACCGTGATGATGTTCTCGGTTGCGGTTTCGAGCTGCAGTTCGTAGTAGCCGAGGTCGTCGCCCTGTGCGGACTGTGTGGCCGTACCGTCGACGATTGCCTTGTTCTGTGCGAACGTGATGACCATGCCCTCAGCAGGGGTAACACCCTTGCCGAAAACGGCACCGAGGGGGTTTGCTGCCTCGACCAGACGGATCAAGTCAACATCGTACTTGATGGTGACAGAGTCGCCCGTGACGGCACCGGTGTAAGCGCGTACAGCAGTTTCATCGTTCTTTGCAAGTGCCTGCAAGAACTCTCCAGCGGAACGGTAGGACGGGGCAGGTGCCTCGACCTTGTTGATGCCAGCAATTTCTCGCTCAAGCATCTGGATGGATTCGCGGACCTCGGCGAGGCCGGAATCGGTGGGAGTGATTTCCTCCACTTTTTCCTCCTTGGGGGAAGCCGAGTCCGGGATTTCCGGGTCGGTGTCGTTATCACGGACTTCCGTGATGACAGCGCCGTCGTACCATGGCCGACTAACGAGGCTGGTTTCGATGACTCTTGCTGACGTAACCACACGGTTGCGGTTGTCGTCAAGTTTGTGGTCGTCCATGATGAACCCAACCGAAAAACGGTTGATAACACCATCGTCGAGGAGTGTGATTGCGTCGAGGCCGCGCTGGGTCTTTGAGATGGTTGCCCGAATCTCAAACCCTGCCTCGGTGTGACGGCCCTCAATGATTTTGCCAATGGGTTCACGCTGATCGTGTTGCCACATCAGTTTCGCCTCCGGGTCCAACGTCACCGAGTTACGGGCAAACATCTCACCGTTCTCCATGGTTTCGTAAGGTACGGCGATGCCGGTCACTTCACGCTTCTCTTTATCGGTGACACGGAACTCCATGTCACGGGTTTCAACTGACTGCACTAAAATCTCCTCCTACGGTCGGCAAGTCCTCAATGGCGCGTACTTCGTCAATCGTCATCCAGCCGGATTCGATTGCGAGTTTGTGTGCTTGGTAACGGGTCAGGGTGTCGCTTCTGAGTAGCGAGTCGACGTTGATTTTGACCATCGTGCCGCGACTCATGAGTTTTGAGAGGCTGGATTCTATGGCAACGATGTATTGCGACAGGGTGTAACGCACGAAACCCATTTGTTCTTGTTCCATGTTTTGATACGTCATCGAAGCACCATCACCGACGGGCGCGAGAAGCATGTTTGCCGGGATACCAAACAACCGGGCAATCTGTTGCACATTCCAGCCCTGCGCTTCGATAAACATGCTGTCCTTGGGCGAAAGATAGACGGGTTGCCAATTGAGGCCATTGCCCAAAACTGCTGTTCCGTGCTTCGCACCCGCAGTCAAGTTCCAAGCATCTTTAGCGGCCTGCGCTTGGTCCGGCGACAACATCTGATCCGACTTCAAGATGCCTGACGGAACACCTGAATCCGTAAACCACTTCGAGGCATAGTCACGAGTGTCACGGGCGTTGAGCAACTCAGCCTGACAACTTTGAATAGGGCCAAGCGCGTATGCGTTGCCGGGAACTCTGAGCATCCCAAGATGTTCAATCTGGTTCAGTTCATATTTGATTGTTCCCCGGTAATAGTAATAAAGGGCCGTGCCGTAGTCGTCCGTTTGGATCATCATGTCAAACGGGTTCAGCACCTCAAGATTGATGGTTTCGCCGCGACCGTTACGACTAATAAGCCAGTAAGCGTTGCCAGCCAACGCCAACGAGTTGATGGTCTGTTCCATCCACACTTCGCGGGTCACTTTGCTGTCCGGCTGACGGATGACTAACGGGGTGGGGGTCACTTCGGCGTCGTCACGGTAGACGTGGATTCCTAGCTGTTTCATCGCTGTGGCGATGATGCTGACGGAACGATAGACGGAAGCCAACGAGAGAGCGTCGTTGGTTGTGACCCCCGAAGTCGCCGAACGCGGCGGTGGCACGATGCCTGAGCTGCGTTCCTCGAATCCGGGCACGAATGAATCGGCGATGTCAAGGAATCGCGTCGGATTTAGAAAGTCTAAGAATCCCATTGACACCAGTATGGCATCATTGTTGCACTAGTGCAATAAATACTTTTTGCGCGTGTCGTGGAGATGTCCGGAATCGAACCGGATTCCGCCGCAATTCCCTTACGGGTTTTACCGCGTCGAATAACCTATTCATCCCCCAAAGGTAATCCCCCACCTGCCCTTGAGTTCAGATAGGGGATTGCGAGAGGAAACCGAAGGTGGTCAATCCCTAAGTTATGTCCTTTGTCGCGACCGATTAGATGCTAACACAAGTTACTGACACGAATCGCATTGGAGTAAGTCCATTGGATCCTGTGGAACCGCGTAGCCGTCGATGTTGTCGTTATTCATAGACCTATCAGAATACCTGCAGAGTTTGCTCTCGCAAAGTATCCGCGCCGAACGTCGCCAACAATGTCGCCATAACCGCGTCAATCTCAACCGCCGAATCGCGGCGTGACACCCGGAACCCCTCACCAATCATCTTGCGCACGGTACGAGGCACCTGAATGGACAACAGAGGGTCTCCAGCATGAACCAGAGTTCGACGGGCCAGCCGGGCATAGAACATCGACGAAGCGTTCACCACGTCGCCCAGCGTCGCAGTTTCGGCAGGGTAGCCTCGCGTCTTGAGTTCCTTGTAGAGATCGCGCAGCGTGTACCCGTCGACGATGATTGCCCTGGGTGAATGGTCCATCAGCTGACCGCAGATATACAACAGTTGTTCAAGGGTCGGTTTGTTGATTGAGGCCACCAACTCCGTATAAATCACATCATCGACCTTGACGGCCGCGGCGATGGTTGCGTGTTCCCAGTCAGGTGTCCGGTCAATCGCAAACACCACATCGCCGCGAGGCATCTCAGCATCAAACGAACGTTCACACTTCTGCCACAACTCCGCCGGGATAAACGTCTTTTTACCCGACTGAATAAACCTGTTCAGCCTGTACCGGACAATGTCGTCGGTCGGCAGCGCACGAACATCCTGCAGCAACAGTTTCGGGTCGATACGGCCTGACTGTAACGCCGGGTTAGCCTCCATCAGCAACCCGAGCAGCTCGTCATCATCATCCGGCACCACCGCGTCGGATGCCTCCCAAATCCACGAACCAAACCTGTCTAGATCACCAGCAATACCCTTTTCCGAGTTTGCATAGAGTCGGTTCAACAGTTCAGAGTTCTCGTCACCTGCGGTCGTGATGCCGACCAGTAAAGTGTCAGGCCGGGCACCCGTACCCGATGCCAACGCATCCCACACTTTCGCCTCGACCAAGTGAACCTCGTCGACAATCCCGACCGAGACCGGGATACCCTGCAGCGTGTTGGCGTTGGCCGCTTTGATTTCATAACGCGACCCGTCAAGAGTTTTGATACCGCGAGTCTCCGTCAACTTCGACATTCGGCGTTCAAGTGCCGGGTTATTCGCAATCACCCGTTGCACCCGGTCATAAACCAGCCGCGCCTGTTCCGCAGTCGACGCAACCCCGACGTTATACGTTCCGGCCTTACGCAACAACGCCCAAATACCCAGCGCACCCACAATCTCCGACTTACCGTTCTGACGGCCCATCGAAATAATGCACGATCGCCAACGCAGCTCACCCGACGGCAACAACTCGGTCACGCGGCGCAACAACTCCACCTGCCAGTCGTCAAACTTGAACCCGGGTGTAGCACGGCCCCACGCTTTCTCGATAATCGGCAGATACCAGTCGACGCTCGACTCAAACACATCCGACAACGCCGGAGTGTGCCGAGTCGGCGCAAACGTCATCGTGTCAGCAACTGCTCAAGCTCGTCGACCGGCGCACCATCCGGCGCAGAGTTCCGCAACATCCGCAACCCCTGCAAATAAGACGACGACTTCGCCGCCGTGTATTCGTCATCGAGCGACGACGCGGTCGCCAAACACAACGCCACAATCGCGGCGTGTTCTTTACCAATCCAACCAAGCGAATCCAGAGTCATCTCAAGGGCCATGCGATTTCCCGTAGGAATGTCGCGCCATGTTGCGTTTGTCATGCGTTGTCCTGTCTGTCGTTTGCGCCGAACCGGGGACCTTTTTTCTTGATATACGCAAGAGGCAGATCGGCACGGGTTCAAAGGATGCCGACCAAAAAAATGGCCGACAAGGGTGACCGCGGCGTTACGGGGTTCGCCGCGTTTTCTGTTGTGTTAGGTCAGGCGTACCCCCCACCGGGTGTTGATCCAGTTGGTTCGGTGGTGAACTCGGTTGGACTTCTGGCCGTTGCATTTGAGGCAGGCGGCGAGGAGGTTGCTGGGGTCTGCCGTACCCCCCATGCTTGCAGGAATGATGTGGTCGACTGTGTGTGCTTCGGCTCCGCAGTAGGCGCAGGTGTGTGCGTCGCGTTCGAGGATGTATGTACGTACACGTTTCCAGTCGGCGGTCTTGAGGTCGGGCCTGTTGTTGCTGGGCATTAGATACCCATCTTGTGATTCTTGTGTTCGTCACGGAACCAACGTTCAACCTCGTCGTGGAACGTCATGTCGGGGGAGTAGTAGTGCTCTTGCATGCTGATTGATGCTCCGCATTGGGCGCAACTCCATGAGTAAGTAACCATTAGATGATTGCCATCCTTTCGAATTGTCCTTTGGGTTTTGTGATGAACATGAGTGCGCCGCGACGACCGACAGCGCCTTGTTTCTGTTTGAACCATGTTGATTCTGATTCGAGTGCTGGTGTGCAGATGATGAGCCGGTCGCGGCGTGAGCTGATTTGGAACTCGTGCTCATGCCCGTGAATCAGGATGTCTGCAGCTGCGGATGGTTGGTTGTTGAATGTTTGTTTTTCCCACCATTCCATCGCTTTGCCGCGTGGCCATTGGTGGCCGTGGATGAGTACGAAGTTGGTGCCGTTGGCTTCGAGGACTAGGTGGTCTTGGTCTTTGCCTGGCACGTACACCCGGACGTGGCCGTATCGGTCAGGGTTGAGTGATAACGCCTCGGCGACCGCGAGTGTGCTTTCCGTAGCGTGACCGTCAGACGCATCAGTTGTTTGGAAGCGTTGGATGTCGTCGTGATTGCCGTTGACCACGCCCACGATGATAGACGGTGCCTCAATGAATGTGTCGATAGATCGAAGCAGCATTCGTCTGAACACTCGTAACTGTTCGCTGACGGTGAGGTCTGACCGGTAGAAGTTGCGCCCGTTTTGTGATTGGTTTCCTTCAAGGTGGTCGCCAAGGCCAGCAAGGAGGACCATGGGTTTACCGGCTCGGATCCATTCTGTTCGGGCGGTGTCAAGGCTCTGCGTCCACGCCCTAATGATGCCGTCGGTTCCGTCTCCATCTGGTTTTCCTAACTGTGAGTCGCCGAGTGCAAACACGAATAGGTCGTCGGTTTTGGTGGTGTTGCGTTTGGCTGGTTTTTGTTTGGTGAGTTTGAGTAGTTCGTCGAGTCGGCCTTGGGGTCGTGTGGCTGTGGGTACGACCCGGAATGTGTATGACCATGACCCTTTGGTGACTGCTGGGGTTTTGCGTCCGTCTAGGTCGTAGGGTTCGTCGCGTGTCCAAGCGTTCGGGTTGTATTTGGCGGACACCATGACGGCGGTGTGGCCGTCGGGGATGATGCCGCCGCGACTGGTGATGAAGTCGTGAAGTTGTTCGTCAACGAGCTGCGACGAGCTGGTGGCGGTGATGATGGATTCGTCGCCTGTGGCGTTCCATTCTTGGGTGAATACCGCAACACCCCGGCGATCAGGAGTCGCCGGGGGTTGTGGGGTATTCAGTAGGTCATCCAGCATCGCGTTTATCGTTTTCGACGATGTGTTTGATTCTGAGGATGTCGGTGATGGATTGGATTTGTGCTGTGAGTTCGGCGATTTCTTTGGCGAGTTGTTCGGCCAGTTCGGCGTTGCGTTTGTCGAACTCCTCCATCATTTTGATTGCTTTGTCAATGCTGTCCATTTCGTGTCCTTTCACAGTTTTGGCATTCGCCGCGTCGGTGTGATCGTATCGATGATTCGGCTGACGGGCAGCCGATTGCGAGGAGTGTGCGGTAGATGTGTCGGGCTGGTATGTCTGGGTTGTCGAATGCCCGGTGGATTGCGTTGCGGTCGTCCTCGGGGAGGGTTGCCAGCCATGGCCCGAATTTGCAGGTGCGCGAGTTTTCGGGTGGTGGTGCGTTGAGGATGGTTTCTAGGTTCATGTGAATACCACGATGATGAGGACTAGGTAGGCGATGCATCCCCAGATGATTCCGCCGATGGTGTAACGGTTTTGGAATGCTTGGCGGCGGTACATGCGCATTCGGTATGAGTTGCGCATTAGAACGGTGCCACCTGTGTTGGTGTGGCCCAGTCGCCGTTTACGTCGGGTGATGCTTCGACCGGGGGTGCTGTGACCGTGATGGTGGGGTTGTTGACGTTGAGGTCGGCGGCGTGTTTGGTGGTTCCGTCAAACGCTTGGTATTCGTTGATTTTGACGGAGAGTTCGCCGACTGCTTCGACGGTGGCGGAGAATGCTGGGATTGGTGTGATCCAGATTTTCCATTTTTTGTCGAATGTGCGGCCGTCGTTGAGTTTGATTGTTTCGAGGAGGATGAATCCTTTGTCGCCGAGTGGTTTGTCGACCAGTCCGGTTACTTTGACGTGTGCCATGTTGCTGTTCCTTTTCTATGTGTTCAGTTCGGTGATGAATTGAAGTGCGCTTTGGAGTCCAGAGATTTTCCCCCGGAGTTTTGCTGATTCTATTTCGTCGTCGTTGTCGTGCATGATTCGGCGAAACTCGTCTTGTTCTGATTTGATTCGTTCGGTCAGCATAAGAGTCAATCCCTTCCACCCTTGAGTGTGGCCGTCTGAATGGACTGCGTAATACGTGTCGATGTCGCTTTCGTGAAGTGCAGCTCGTAGTTTCGCTTGATGTTGTTTGTATTGTTCGGGTGTCATGTCGTCGTCTGTCATTGAGGATCCTTTCTCCATTCCCAATGCTGCCAAGTGTAGCAGGTTGCGCATTGGATTACGACTTCGTCATGCTCTGTGCATTTCGGCGCGTCGTGGGCCACAGCCCGAACGACGCTGCCGGAATTGTTTATTGGATTTTCTAGTGAGCCGCTCGGCGCTCGCCCGGGGGGCGCGCCGGCGGCGAACGTATCTGTTCTTATCTGTTCTTTATATGTTCGGGGGACATGGGTGTCCGCCCCCCCCGGACGTGGGTGTCCGCCCTTGCGGTCGTGGATGTCCGCCCTAGGGAGGACATGGGTGTCCGCCCCTAGCACCGGCGAAACGTCGATTACATACTTGTTTGTGCCACGCAAACCTGCCTGTTTTGTCGTCTTGACAACACCCTCGTTTTCGAGTTCGCGGATGATTCGACGGGTGTGCCGGGGTGATAGTCCGGCCTGTTGTGACACGGTTGAGAGTGCGGGCCATGATGCGTTGCCTTTGGACTCGTTGACGTAGTCGGCGAGGATGATGAGGACGAGTTTGTGGATGCCGTCGACCCGGTCGGTGTGGATCACTTTCTTGACCAGTTTGAAGCTCACAGAGTTCCCTCAAGGTAGTCGATGACATCCTGAATGTTGTTGAAGTCCTCGTTGTTTTTGAGCAACTCAAGGATGTGCAGTTTTTCGTTCTTTGCACCCAGCAGGTAATACGGGTGCGCGGCGAAGTGTTGATTTAGGTCGAACATGGGTCCTCCAATAGGGAACCCCCCGAACGTCTAGCCACGTCCGGGGGGAAGTTTAGGGTTCAGGCTAGTGAATGCTAGTCATCATAGTCGTCGATGCCGATAACGGAAACCCACACGCCCAAATCCGTTTTCGCCGGCTGTTTCATTACACCCAACGAATACACCTGTTCGTCGCCGCTTGCGAACGCCCCGGCCCGTTGCATCCCGTCAAGGATGGACTTGGCAAGATTGTCAACATCCTGCTTTTCGTGTCGATCCGTGTAGACGTGGATTGTTACCCGGAGTCGACCGTTCAGCGACAGCATGCCAAACTTTTCATTCCATGCGGCGGCGACTTGTTTTTCGTAGTCGACGGTGGTTTTGGGTGTGTAGACCCCACCCATTTTGGTCATGCGTGGTCGCCCTTTGGGTACTGCGCGGCCGTGGATTTGGAATCGCAGGAGTTTATCCATTGAGTGCCTTTTTGCGGGCTGTGAACTCGGTGATGAGTTTGGTGGAGTCGCCGGAGTCGACGGCCCGTGCCCATAGTGCTTCGAGGTCTTTGAGGGTTGCGGCGGTTTGTACGTCGATTGCGGTGATTTGCGCCTCGTCGGGTGCGCCTCGCTGCGCCTTAGACATCTCTTGCCTCGAGGCCCGGTGTTTCGATGTGGTGAAGTTGGCTGTTGCCAACGCCCGACCAATGGCCGATGTTTCGGCGTTCTCGTATGCGCTGGTCTGGTTTGCACCAGCACCACCATCAATCTCAAACGCGAGTCCGGTGCCTCGAGGTCGCAGCTCGTCGAACACGAAATACACTTCGGCGTATACGCGCCATTGTTTGCGGTCACGATCGGCATCGGTGGTCAGGTCTTTGGTGACGATTGCCCCGTTGGGGTATTTGACCCAGAATGCCTCGATGCGTTCTTGGACGGTGGCGTAATCTGCCAGGTTGAATCTAGCCATTGAGTTCCATCATCTCCTTGTAGTTGTTATATGCCGTAATGAAGTTGTTGGCAACTTCTTTCAGCTCAGCAATCATGGCCTCGTCGCGTTCTATGACGATGTGTTTGGGTTCCATCCATGCCGGCGTGAAATCGCCGAACTCGGATTCGGTTCGCAACAGCCACGCGAACACGCAGCGTTCAGCCCCGGTAACGTGCAGTTGCCATTGAACCTGCCGACGGTACTGAATGGGCGGTTTGCCGTCCTCCCAGTCCTTACCTGTGGTCTTTACCTCAGCAATGGTTGTCCAGTCGCTGTTGAGGCCGTCAGGGGTCGCCAGATGCCACCTGTCGGCACCAACACCGCAGATAAGCCAGTCATTGTGCTTGATGCCGTATTCCTGTGGCAGGTTATCGACAATCCATTCCTCATAATCACGCCCGAACCGCATATAGGCGTTGTCCTCGACGACATGATCCTCGGGGTTGAGGGCGCGTTTGAGTTCGGCATCGAATCCGCCGGGGCCTGATGCCGCTTTGGCGACTGTGGTTGCGCTGACACCGTACTGACGTGCTTTATACCATTCGTCAGTTAGTGACCGGGCGACCATTCTTTCTATTTTGGTAGTCATGCCAATAGTCTGACATGAGGCTACGACGCAGCTCGCTAAGGAATGCGGCCCGGGCGGTTTTTTCTGCCTCGTGGCGTTCGTAGATCATGGTGGCGAGTTCTGCCCGGACGATGTCGGGGTGGGGGTGTCGTTCGGCGTAGTGGTTGATAACGCCGCACGTTATGCAGGGTGTCATTGGAACATGATGGACAGGTGCCAGAGTCCGATGCCGGCGAGGCAGGCGATGATGAGCATGAATAGATCGTGGAAGA